TGCAGCTTTTCCTTTAGGACATAGTTTTGCCATGTTATACCTTCTTCGCTAATTTAGGATCAATTTTCTTCTGAACTCTTTCAGGAAGTTTAGAGAATCCTTTATATTTTTTCTTCATGCCGTTTCCGTTCGTAGCTTTTTCGCCATTCTCAGGTGTTCCAAGCTTTCTCTTCACACGGCCACCACCCATATATTTTTTAGGTGATACTTGTTTATTGTATAGTCTATTCGCCATTATTTTTTTCCTCCGTTACGAAATATCTGTGTGCCCTTTATACCAAAAATACTCGCCACGACAAGGATCCACAGGTTTGTAAACCATGACGGTAGTGTTGAGAAGTATTCAAAAAATAATTTGACCTTCTCCATTGCTGTTGGGTCGTCACTTAGAACTGCCCACATCAATACTATAATCGGAGCGCTTAAAATTACAAGCACGAATTCGTCTTTCCAGTCGGTTTGTCTAGCCTCCAACAATTTGCCTTGGTAAGCTTCCTCACCCCGAGCCATTTTTTCTGCATGCATGAGCTGTGCATCAGACATAGCCATTTTCGTCTTTTGACGATTAGAATATATCTTGCTTCCAGCTTGTAAAGCAATCTTTGCTAAACTAAACCACGCCATATTAGTACCACTTAGCTTTTCTTTTCTTCTCTGCTAAGATATTTCCTTGACCTTGAACCTCTGCTTCTTGTGTTTCAGCTGGATTTGTCATTTCGATCTCTTTTCCACCTTCAACATAACCATCTTTGTTCGTAAACATTTCATGGTTCAGGTTTTTTTTGTTTTCTTCTGCCATAGTTGCTCCTTTTTTCTAATTTCTAACCTTTTTTTGCAGATTAGTCATCAGTTTTTTTAATTATCACACTTCCCGCGCCCATATCTTTGGCGTTTGGTAAAGTTTTTGATAAAATTGTCTTTTCAATCGAAGTATTAGCTCTTAATTTTGCTAAATCTTCGTTCTGTTCTAGTTTTTCGTCTTGATTTTCTTGATTCATCATCGCTCTCATCTTATCAAGGTTAATTCTCTCTTCGCCTTCTTGTTTTTTTCTAGCATTTTCTTGTGCTTGAAGGTCTAACTCCCTAGATCTTAGTTTTGCGATAGGGTCATTATCAAATTGAGAAGTAATTTTCTTCTCTTCCTTCATAAATTCACCCATCATATCTGCAATTAAGTTTGCTTTTCTTGCTTCTATTTTTTCAGAAGTCATTCTAATTTGATTTTGTATGTTTGGATCCATCATGGCTTGTGGATTTTGTTGCATCATCATAAGTTGTTGCATTTCATTTCTAAATTCTATCTCAACTTGTTCTTGAGCCATTAAAGAAATGTGCTCAAAACAATTTTTCTCTAATGCAGCCATAACGATTGGTGCATTTCTAGCCATGTTAGTAGCCATAAAATTTAAGTGAGCAGTAATGTGAGCCCGATGATCCTGTCCTGGAAACGCTTGGAACGGTTTCCCTGCGAGAGCATCAATGTGCTCTATCGCAGGGTCCTTTGGTATCGGTGGTTGTGGACGAACTAAAATCTTATCAATATTTTTTACACCTAATGCTTCATACATATTTCTATATGCTTGATACAAATTGTGTATTTGTGGATTAGACGTTGCCAGTTGCAGTTCAGACTGTGCCAGCGAGATACGCTGTGTTTGGGAAAATATGTTTGGATCTGCAACCGGCAATATATCTACTCTGTCATCAAAGTCTTGTTGTTTAATCATTTTCTGACCACCAACGACATCATAAGGATATTCGTTAGGTAGATATAATTTAAAAACTCTTGCAAGTATTTTAAACTCTTTTTTCAAAGAGGCATAAATTCTTTTATGAATTGCAGACATTGTTCTGCTACCTCTTTCTAGCAATGCTACGGTCGTACCCACAGCTGCTTGTTGATTACCCTCACCTACTTGCAGATCTGCTATTGAAGCGAATCGTTGACCTGCTTGTACTACGACGCCCATAAGTGCTAACAAAGTTTGTGATGGTTCCTTAAATGGAAGCATCATAAATGAATCTCTGATGTTACCACCTGGTGCATCTACGTCTCTAAATTCACCCGGTTGTATGGATTGTGCATCATCTCTTATTCTGATTCCTCTTTGTTTAAATCCTGCTGGTAGGTTTGATAATGTACCTGCATCTAATAATTGTCTTAATGCAGTGGTTGCTGTTCTTGATAATCCACCAATCATGTGTATTAAACCAAAACCATAAAAACCAAGTCCTGGTAAAAATTTAAAATGTACAAAATAACTAATGGCTTTTCTTAACGGATCATTTATTTCATAGTTTCTTCTGATTGATAATACTTCTCTAGAATTTTCTTCAAGTGTTACAACATAGGGTAGTTTAATTCCTGTTGGTTCACCGTCTTGTCCTAGGTCTTCAAAACCCTCAAGATCTAAATGAACATGACATTCTAAAATATTAAAAGAATCATCTTCTCTTCCTTTTGATCTTCCTTCTAACTCTCGTTCTTTTTTTTCAACTTCAGTTTCATTTACTGGTCCTGGTTTTAATTCTATATCTCTATAGAAACCAGCGACTTGTTGTTTTCTTAATTCGTTTTCAGATATTTGTACGCGATGAATGATGGACTCCGCATCGTCTAATGAGGTAGCCGTATACGGAACAATCAAATCATCGGCTGGTACAAATTTAGAAACAGCTGTTGCTGCTGTCTCATCGTAGTACACCTTTTTAAAAGCAGATCCTGCTAATGGTAAATTAAATAATAACGAGTCGAAGTCTGCTTCATAATCTTGCATTTTTTCCATGACTTGGTAATTCATAAAATCTTTTACTCTTTGAGACTGTTGTTCTTTGTCTGGTGTTGGCACACCTAAAATTTGTGTTCTGACTGGACCATCTGCAGGTAATAATTCTTTATAAGCTAATGCTTGAAATTGTGTTACAGCTTCTGCTAGCACAGGGTGTGTCGCACCACTTGCACCTTGAAAAGGTTCTGTTCGATCATCATATTTAAAACCAAGAAGATCTAAACCTTCTCTGTATCCTCTTTCCCAATCTTTTCTAGAATTTTTGTAGTCTTGATAGTTTTGATAAAGAGTTGAACCTAGTCTTCCTAAAACTTCATCTGGTAAATGTTCAGCTAAATTATCGTAATGGTTTTGTCCACCTTCTACCGAACCAATTGAAGGTTCGTAATTTATATCAACTGATCCGTCTTCGTTTTCAGTTACTTCGACAGGTTCTTTAGCTGCCGCTTGTTCTTCTTTTTCAGCGATTTCTAACTCTTCAGGTGCTGGTACTTTTATCTCTTGCTCTACGTTTGGAAGAGATTTGTCTATGTCTGCCATTTATTTTCTCCAATTTTACAGGTTTAACAGTATTATAATCGATAAGCAAGCCCTCAGACTGAGGACCTGATTTAGGGGGTATTGTTTTAGTTAATTTCATCTAAAACCTCTTTTACAGCTTCATCACTAATTTCATCCACGTCATCAAATGTGCCGTCTGGGCTAGCCACTTCTTTTACTTCATCATATTCATCAGGTGGTGTTTTACCTTTTGTAGTCTCATCTGCTTGACCTTTTTTAAGCACAAAAGTTGATCTATCTTCAATTACATCATAAGCTTTATCACCACCCATGGCTACACCTGGTTTATCCTTTGTAACTCTAAGATCACCTGTTGTTAAATCTTCTATTAACTCATACTCACTGCCATCTTTACCTGTGTATGTGTAACCCATCTCTCTTTCTTTTTGAGTAACTTTACCAGTCGGTGTACCTAATTCTTTAATTTTATTAACCAACATCATAAATTTATCAAAACCAAGTTTTGCACCTTCAGCTACAACAGGCGCTGTTTTCTCTAACATCTTAAATCCTTTACCTATGCCAAATGGCAATAATGACATTATACCCATAAGCTTCATAAATTTTCTTTTACTAGGATCTTTTGGTCCATCAGCAAAACCTATTCTGCCACCTTCAGCTGCACCAATCATCATTTCATCAGCTGCTCTATCTCTCTCAATATCTTCTTCTAATCTCTCTTCATCTGTTAGAGCTTCCCTTCTTTGATATTCATCATAAACATCTTTTAATGCACCAGCTCCTATAGTTGCTAATCCAACAGGTGTAAATGCTCTTGCAAATTTTCCAAAAGGGTTAGCTGCAATTCTTCCTGCTAAAGATAATAAACCTCGTCCTTTTGGTGCAAATGATCCAACAAGTTCAGGTGCCAGCAACATTGAGCCAGCTGTTTTAAGATTACCTTGTCTTAATTCATCGGCTGCAAAACCTGCGGCTATACTTGGTTGTCCTAAAACTTTTGCTGTGGTCAAAACTCCTTTGCCAATAGGCTTTAAAATTTCTTCGTAACCAGCTTTTGCTGCAAGTATTGGGTCAAGGCCTGCACCAGTTCTTGATGCAAGTTCTTGTAAAGCAGTTAATTTTTTTTCAGGGATTTTTTTAGCTTCTTTAGCTAAATCAGGAAAACCTGTTTTTATAAAATCAATATCTGCTTCTGTTAATTCTTTCACTGGTTTATCTAATATACCTTGGCCAATAACATTTGCATAATTTTTATTAAATACAAAAGGTTCTAAAGTTTTTTCGTCTAGTAATACAGCTTGTAAAGCTCCATTAGTTTTTAAAGATATCTTAGATAATTTTAAATTTATATCTTCTAATTTTTTAGAAACTTCTTTAGGAACCTTACCAGGTTTTACGTTTTTAATTAATCTCATTCTTTCCCTGTGCGCAGAATTTATTTCTCTTTCTAGGGGAGGTAATATTACTTGATTAAGTTTTCTCGTATCTAAACCTAAGTTATCTACTTGATAAGGTAGATTAAAATCTTTAAATTGTTTTAAACTAGCTCTGTGTGCAAGATCTAAATTTTCTCCAAATCTTCCAAAGCCGGTTTCTTTTTTTGCTCTGACCATTTGTCTTTCTTTCACAAAGTCAGATACTTCTCTTATTAATTTTTCTCTTTCTTTTCCAAGAATAGTTTTTCTTTTTAAATCCCCTTCATAGGTTTGTAATGGAAATTTTAGATTAAGTTTATCTCTAAAAAAATTAACGTGTCTTCTTACTGTGTCGTTAGATACACTTTTAGGATCAGGATAAAATTTTTTAAAAGAATCTATTGTAGCTCCCACTTTTTGACCTTCTGCGCTACCAAAAGGATAAGAAAAATATAATTTAACGTTTGCTTTGAAAGCGTTTTCCATTTTTTTATTAGGAAATTTAACATCTTTAAGAACTCTATCTTGTTGAAAAGTGGTTGGACCTTCTATTTTTTTTGCGGCTTGCATTCTCTCTGTTTGTTTTTTTCTTGCTTCTTGTAAAACTTCTAGAGGAACATTATATTCGCCTGGCTTATTAAAAAGTTCTAAACCAAATTTTTTAGTAGCTGTTCTAACTGCTGTTTGAGCTTTTTTACCTGTTGCTTTTAAAATTTCACCTTGTGTTGGATTTCTACCTAAATCTTTTTTAAGTTTATTATAAGCTTTTCTTATATCTTCTAAATATTTATCTTGCTCGGCTAAAGGAATCCTACCGCCTTTACTTCCTAAAGGTCTACCTGGACTACCTTTATCAAAGTTTTTTCTTCTAATAAAATTTAAAGACTCGTCCATCAAACCTGGACCAATCTTTTGTAAAGAATCTAAAAGTCTTTGCTTTCTATTTTGTTCTTGTAAATCTAAAAGTTCTTGTGGTTTCTCTTGTGGCAGTTGAGTTTCAATAAACTCTCCAACTTTTAAGCCCCAAGTTTCTGGTGTGCCAAACATTACTTCGTCAGCCATATTACATCCCCATTAAGTAGCTAAGACCGCCACCAGCTTTTTTATCTCTAGGAGGTTTAGGTGGTTTCGGATCGTCTAGTAAATCAAATCCATCTTCAAGAAATTTAAACTCACCCGCTGCATCTCTCTCATTTTTTGCTGTATCGATAATACTATCTAGTGTTTCTAATTTATCAGTATCTCTTTTGTAATACGTATCAAAGATAGTTAGCGGATCCATCTCTTTTGTGCCGCCACCTCTTAAGTCGTCGTAGTTTTCTAAACTTGTTCTGATTTCTTTTGGTAAATTTATTCTATCATCACCTAATAAAATTTTTCTAATAACAGCTCTTCTCTTACCTTCCATTACTCTATCTATAGAAGGCGATTTCATAAAACCTTTGAATATATCTTCCAAACCTGTGTCTACAGTTTGGTCTATATCTTTTTCTATATTGTCCATTTCTTTTGTTGTACGTTTAAGTTCTTGTAATGTTTTGCCCGCAGGACTTTTAGGATTTACTCCTGGAGGTAAACCTAAATCTTCTTTTAATGTTTCAATACCCTCAAGTTTTTTACCTGTCTTAATATCAACAATATCAGCTTCGGGTTTTTGTTTGCCAACTGACTCTAGTTGATCTGTAACACCAAAGTCTCTTTTCTTTTGCTTTAATAAATTTTCAGCGTTGTCTAAATAGTTCATCAACTCTCTTTGATTTTTATTTGAAAATATATATGGGGCGTACTCTTGTATCTTTTCATCAATCATACCTTGAAGCTTTGGGTCTTTGAAAGCATCAGGAGAATACATATTTTTTGTGGGAGCGTTCGTATCTAATTCTTTTGGCTTAACCACGTTTGACTTTGTGCCAATAGTCTTATTAATAAAACTTTTACCGTAAAGCTTTTGTAAGACTGATAATATTTTTAATGCTATTGGTCCCATGGTTAATAATAAGTCCTCTTCGTTTTAGTTATCTTTTCGTCCTTTTCATCGTCAGGATGTAAAACAAATCCACCCTGTCTAAATCTCATAATGGCTTGTGTCATCGAGTCGACCAAGTCATCATGGTCCCCAAATGGAAAAGCCGCACATTCCTCGATCACCTCTTCGGCAAATTCTTGGTTAGGGGCGTATATCATACCAGATTCAAACAAAGGTGCAACAGCATTTACTCGAGTATGCTTATCGTTTCCTTTGGACGGACTGTAATTTACAACAGGTATACCCATCTTCCTTAACTCATCTGTTAAAGGTTGACCTGATGCTTTGGCCTCAACAACAATCGTATCAGGATCCCAATACTTATATTGCTCCATGGCAATTTGTTTTAGCTCTGGAAAATCATATCTGCCTTTCTTTGCATCTAATAATATCAACGTAGCAGGACTATCATCATTTAAATAAAATACACCCCACGTAGTAATAGCAGAGTAGTCTGACGTTTGTTTTTTACCAAACGCCGTATC